CAATTGCTTGCCACTTACAGCCTCCACAGCATTTACTGCCTTACTCTGTTTTCGTTTCTTCGGCAGCCGGAGCAGCCGGAGCAGCTTCTTCTGTAGCAGCTGGCGCTGCTTCATCCATGGCACCTGTAATCGGACGAGGCTGCATTGTATGTGGCTTAAAGCCAAATGCTTCCAACTCTTTTGCGATGTTGGCTTCGACTTCCAAGATGCCATTCTTAACCTTCATCTCTATGCCCCGAATAGAAACAGAACTACAATTCAATGGCCCTAACAGTTTCATAACTTGTCTCCTCGTTTGACTTTAAGAGCAACCCAGGCTGTCCATAGCCTGGGTTACAGTTTCCACTTACCTTTGGCTACCTATTAGCCGTTGCCAATGTTGCAGATTACCCCACCCGCTGGCGGGAAGTAGTTCTGCAGCACTTCATCGGCGTACACACCGTACTGATACTTACGAGTGATTTGCGGCCACTCGATCTGGTAGTAGTCACGGCGAGCACGGATCTGATGCACATTGCTGACGTTGCTCAGCGGATAGGGCAGTTTCTCCGTGTTGAACAGGATCGTACCTGGAGCCAGGTTCGGATGGAGCTTGATGGGGATTTCCACCGCACCATCCATCGCGAACTTGTTCAGGTAGCTGCGAACCATGATACCACCGGCCAGCATGTCCTGTTTGACCTGGAATGTGAAACGTTGCGCAGCAGTTGAAGTTACCGCGTTCAAAACCTTGAACGAGATGTTATTCTGCTCCTGAGAGTTCACATAGATCTCAGTTGGAGTGAGACGTAATGTATCCCAGAAGTGTTTCAGAGCAGCATCAATCTCCACGATACCACCAGCACCGTCTGCTGTCAGCGGAGTGCCCGTACCCGCAGCTCCAGTTGCCTGGGATGCAAAGTATGCACCATTCGCTGGGTTAGCAGCAAACGATACCAGACCATCAAACTCCAGGTTGTTGATGGAGTTATCAGCAGTAGCACCAGGAACCGCGCTCAGCAACTGAGTGCCAGTTGCATTCGCAGTAATATTGATGCTGTTGATTGTGGTAATTGCACCCAACACAACATTGGCCGCAGTGGTAGGAGCCCAGAACCAGGCATAAGCCACAGCACCCTGAACCTGAGTCACTGTTGCTTGTATCGAGTTGGTCGAACCAGCACCAGTCGTTATGGTTGCAGTCGCAGACTTGATAGCAGAACCACCACCAAACACGTCTGTCGAACCATCAACATTGGTACGAGTAACCGTACCATTGATACCGCCAACCACCGTTCCGGTGTAGTAACCCTCCGAAGTCAGCGCCACGCAAGCCACATAGTATGCTGTCGTTGCTGGCAGCGCACCACCTGTGGTTATCGTTGCCAAAGTCGGAGTAGGCGTAGTGCCCAAACCCCATGAGCTCTGACCACCGAGGATGATCTTCTCTTCCGAGATCATCAGAGCACGCAGCAATCCTTCGACTGCCAGTGCTTTCAGATCGTCGAAACCCTCAGCCGCCAGGTCTGCCTCGAACGTCACAAAGTCTTCCAGGCCTATCGAGCGATAGGCTGCGAAGTAATCCTTCGTAGAGCTCTGCATGGTTGCGTTACGGTTGCCTTGACCAATACCACTGTACTGGTTGTTGACATTGATTCCAGTGATACCGCGCCAGTTGGCCTGAATGCCACCCTTGCCACTCGTGCGCGGAATCGAATTGCGCAGCGGAGTAATGACTGGATACAGCAGCTTCGCAGCCGGTTCCAGGTCGTAAGCGGTAATGCCAGAAACGGCAGAGCTGGCTTGGTTCCAGTCCTTTGCCAGTTCGGGCACTGGCGTCTTCATCGCTTTCACGATGAGTGCCAGAGTTTCGTTGGTCGGATTCATTGCTATTTACCTCTCATGATAAGTGGAGTGCCGCCTGCAGCATGCACTTTCTTGATGATGTCCTTCAGGGCAGGTTCTGCCCCACCATCGGACGCCGTTTTGGTTACCGTCTCCTGTCCACCGCCCGTAGCGGGTGCGCTGTCCTGACCCTTGTCCACAACACGTAGCTTAACGCCTTTGATAGCTGGCGCACCTTCCATGTTAGTCAGCCGTCCATCTTGTTTGAGCACCAAAGCAGCGATACCAGAAGTAAGCTCAGTCAGATCAGCGATTTGCTCTTCGAGCGTCTTCTTCACTGGTTCCGCTGCTGGCGCAGCCGCTGCGGAGGGTGCTGCAGCTGCGGGTGCATCTACCGCAGGAGCAGCCAGAGCAGCTTCTGCAGCTTTTGTAACTACTGGAGGATCTGCCACTGGAGCAGGAGCATCTGCAACTTTGGTTGCAGTTGCCGTAGCAGCCTTATCCGCTGGCGGCGCATCTGGATCAGCATCTGGATCAGCATCTGGATCAGCAGCAGGCTTCGCAGCCTTCGTGCATGTAGCACCAAGATCTTTCACAAGATCATGAATACCCTGCACACGCTCCAAGTCTTCTTTAGAGTGGCGCGCACCAGCCTTGATGAGCTGGTCCAAATGTACTTTGAGTGCCTTTACTGAGGCCTCAGCGTTGGCGTACAAAAGTTCGCCAGGACCTTTATCATCTGCTCCGGTCATGTTCAGTTCCTCATTTACTTCCTCAGTAACCATGTTACTAAGTATTGTGCCAAGAGTACCAATGGCCGAAGTCAGCTGGGCTGGCATCGTGCTATCAGCATCACCTTCAATTTCCTGTTCGAACGTCGAGCTGTTACGCAAGTAAATCAGCTGGTCTATGATGTATGCCAAGCAAGCAACATCACACATACCTTTGAAGACTTTGCCTGGATCCAACTTGCCATCGCCTTCTGGCTGGACCTGATGTGCCTTGGCAAGCAAGGCATTGAGTGAACTAATCGAAATACTTTTACCCATGTCAGGACTCCCATCAGAAGGACGTTTGAGTTGTACACGTTTCAGCGTAGTAGCCATGTCGCCAAGGACCTGGCCAGCTTCGGCTGCATTCGCAACATGAATATGAATGTCAACAGGATCGGGTTCATTCTCTGCATGAACCTTGAACTCTTTCTTCATGATAGTGCCATCTCGCTTAACGATATCGAAGAATTTGGCAGTGGGAACGCACGGAATGTCAACGATACTGGCTTCGATGGGCTTGGCAGTATAAGCAGTGACAGTTTGCCCGGAAGGCATTTTCACTTGCCACTTCTTCTTGTAGATACCACCAACAGAGAAACCAGTGTATAGCCCGTCAAGGGTCTTCTGCCATTCTGAATCATCAGCAATGTATGCACAGATGTCGATAGCCTTATCGTCATCGTTGTAATCAATTGAAGTGAGTTTGCCAGCCGCTATGGGCTGATGCATCGCGCGGAGATTACCCAGACTCTTTCCTTGAGTATCTTTCTGCATCTGAGCAGACCAGTCTTGGAAGAACGGTTTGCTGGACTCATAATCCAGCATCTCCCCATCGCCATCTGGGATTTCCTCGGTTAGTCGCCCGTAGACGAGTCTTTGTTCTTCGTCAACCTTCCTAATGCGTGCAAAGATTTCCATCAGACGCGTATTCCTCATGAATAAGGCAACCACGTCTTTGTCTAAT